TGCTGCGTATGGAATAGGATTGTTGCTTGCTCCTGTTCTTGGTGCGATATCGAATTAATTAAAATAATTGTTGCAATAAGATTATTTTTGTGTATAATTGATGATAGTGAGCCTATCACTTAAAAAGGAAAATTTAATTAAATTTATGGAGAAACAAAATGAAACAAGTATTATTAGCAATTATGTTATCTTTTGTATCAGTTAGTGCTTTTGCGACAGTTACCCCTGCACGAATGCTGATTGTAGAGCGTATCAGCACAAGTAGCGTTAATGCTGCAATCACGAGTCACGTATACAAAGTGAAACTTGGGTCTGAATCAGATTGCAACACAGCAGCAGGGGTTCTCAATGGCAAGGAGGTTACATTAACCATTCTTGGCCGTCCGGTGCAATCGTATACGTTAGCAAACTGCGCTCCAGAAGTTCAATAATATCTCCCGCTGGTTTCCTGGTTCCAGTTAACAAAGACCAGGGCCAACAGATCAGGGCTTTATGTGCGCGATGCGTGGCTGAGGAGCCGGTGGCATAGAGTATTGAATTGTTGGTGTATATAGAAGTGATGGTTCTAACTCGTGATGGTTGGGTAATCGGCCTTGCAAGCGTACCTAATAAGCGGAATTCATCAACCGCCACCAACAGCTTATAAATAGGAGAAGAAAATGAAATATATTATATTAATACTCGTTGTTATATTGAGCGGATGCGCCTCGACAGGTGGTGATAATTGGTCAAGTATTATGTCGTCTCCAAATGGCAGGAGTGCAATAATTTACGTGCCTAATATGATGATGTACAATAATACAGCGTATCCGGTAACCGTAAATCAACCGCATGTGCATAATACTAATAGAGACGCTTATATTGTGCCTTGCATGACAGGACCGTGTTAATAACATGATCGAATTAAATCAATATAAAATCTATGGCTGGTAAGGGCGGCGCTATGCCAGGAGCTGGAAGAAAGAAAGGCTCTTTAAACAAAAAGACTACTGAAATAGCTGAAAAGGCGGCTCGGCAAGGTGTAGCGCCTCTCGAGATAATGATTCAGGCAATGCGGGAGGTGTATGAATCTAATGGCGCTCCTGCTGCTGTACCATTTGCCGAGAAGTGCGCTCCGTATATGCACCCGAAACTTGCTAACGTTGAAATGACTGGCAAGAATGGTGGCCCCATAGAGTACAGAAATATGTCTGATGTGGAGATTGATAGACGATTATCGGAGTTAACTGGCGGTAAAGTGGGAGAAAGTCTTTAAATCTCCGATGGTCAATGCAAGCAATATCCCATAAAAGTGGGGAATATGACTAAAGACGAGAAATTAGAAGTTATATATTTGCTCGAAGAAAAGAAACGAAGGGAAAGTTTGTTTGCTGCTAGAAACGCATACAGGAAAATGTATGACTGGCAGAAAGAGTTTATTGCAGCAACTGCAAAGTATTACGAATCATGCCTATGCGCCGCTAATCAGATCGGTAAAACTTACGTCGGAACAACTTTAGATGCAATTCACTTGCTGGGTGATTACCCAGATGATTGGGTGGGTCATAAGTTTGATACTGCTCCAATGTGTTGGGCACTTGGCTACTCAATGGAGAAAACCAGGGATCTATTGCAATCAGCTTTGTTTGGTGATGTAAACGGCAATGAGTTCTCAGGTGGATTGATACCTAAAGAACGTATTGTGTCTTACGAAAGAGCGACAGGCACAGCAAACGCTATGCGAACGGTAAGAGTAAAGCACGCAAGCGGTTTGCTAAGTACAATTCAATTCTGGTCTTACTCTCAAGGCCAGCATGCAATCATGGGAGATATCGTCGACTGGTTTCATATCGACGAAGAACCAAAAGATCAAAAGATTAGACCGCAAGTATTGACGCGAACAATCAATGGTGATAATTGCCGGGGCGGTCGTGGCATTTATACGTTCACGCCTGAGAATGGCCGAACATCTTTAGTCGTTCAGTTCATGGATACGCCATCAAGCGCACAATTTTTCATGCAAAAAGGATGGGATGATGCGCCGCACATGTCGGCAGAGAAGCGCGAAAGGTTGCTTGCTCAATATCCAGCACATCAAAGGGATATGCGAACGAAAGGAATACCAATGCTAGGTCATGGCAGGATATACGACCTGGGTGAGGATTTTATTACATGCGCGCCGTTTGAGATTCCAGATCATTGGTTCGTTATTGATGGGATGGATTTCGGTTATGATCATCCGCAAGCGCATGTTAAGTTAATAGAAGATAGGGATAATGGAGATTTCTACGTTGTAAACTCATACAAAGCAAGCCAAGTAAGCGCAAATGATGCTTGGGGTTCAGTTAAGTCGTGGGCTGAGGATATCCCTACAGCATGGCCGCAAGATGGATTGCAGCACGAGAAAGCAAGGGACGCATCTTTACAGTTACGCAATCATTACCAGATAGCTGGATTCAATTTACTGCATTCTCATGCAACGTGGCCGGATGGCGGTAACAGTGTGGAGTCTGGTATATTCGAGATAAATGACTTGATGCGTAAGGGCAAGTTTAAAATATTCACAGGATTGCGACAAGTGCTTGATGAAGTGTTACAATATCATAGAGATGAAAATGGTAAGATATCAAAGACAATGGATGATTTGCTTGACGCTATCAGATATGCTTATATGATGAGAAGGTATGCTGTGAGAGTTGGTGATGTTGGGGCAAAAGTTAAACCTATTAAATTTCAGGCCTGGGGATGATCGAAGAAGCATATAAAGAAGATTCTGATTCTGAGAAAGACGACAAAGCATCTTCTGTTTATGAGGATCACGCCAAAGTTTTGGAGATGCTCAAAGAATCCCAAGACGCTGATAAAGACAATCGAGATGCGGCTAGAGAATCACATTTATTCATAGATAAACGTGACGGTCAATGGGAGCCGTACTGGTGGAACGCTAACTCAGGAAGGCCGCGATATACATTCGACATGACTGGCCCGATAGTAGATATCGTGTCTGGTGAAATGGAGCAAGCAGAATTTTCTTCGTTAATAACTCCGGCAGGAGGCGAATCAACTAAAGAAGATGCAAAGCTATTTGCAGGTATTGTAAGGAATATAGAGGATCAATCCGAAGCTGTAGACATATACAACATAGCATCGCGCAACATGGTTACGTGCGGTATTGATGGCTGGAAGATTGTTCAGAAGTATATAGATGATGATAGTTTCGACCAAGATCTTGCTGTTGAGCCTATCGCAAACTTTCTTGATTCAGTTTGGTTTGGGACATTCAAAAAGCCTGACGCATCAGATGCAAAGTATTGTTTTGTGCTTGAAGCAATAAGCAAGGACGATTACAAAGATCGGTATGGTGATGAAAGAGAGTGTCAATCAGTTGGCGATAGTCGTATGGCTACAGCATACGTAAATAAGGTTGATCAAGTTACGATAGGGAATATATTTTACATCAAAGAAGAGCCTAGAGAATTATTGCAGCTTAGATCAGGTCGTGTAATTGACGCTAAAGAAAATGCTGGTGTTCTTGAGGGATTGATTGCTGCCGGAGATGCTGTTGTTAAATCAAGAACCAGAAACAAGAAAGAGGTTTATTCTCGTTTGTTCGACGGCAAAGATTGGCTAAACGAAGAGCAAGAGACTGTTTTCAGAGAATTACCTGTTATTCCAATCATCGCAAACTACAAGCTATTTGAAAACAAGATTATCTATCGTGGAATAGTTGAGAAGCTGCTAGACCCGCAGCGCGTTTTTAATTACACCAAATCAAGAGAGGTTGAGGAATGTGCGCTTGCTCCGAGGGCTAAGTATTGGATGACAGCAAAGCAAGTGTCCGGTCATGAAGATACGATTGCAACATTAAATACAAATTCAGATCCAGTTCAGTTATTTAACGTTGATCAAGAGAACCCTGGGCCACCGCAGCAAAACGGAGGCGCTCAAGTAAGCCCTGGTCTAGCTACATTATCAATGGATATGCGTACAGTATTCCAGCAATCTGCAAATATGTTTGCTGCGTCTATGGGCGATAATCCTGGTCTACAGTCCGGCGTGGCGATTAAGCAATTACAAGACAAAGGCGACACTGGAACCATAAAGTACTTCAAGGCACGTGAGAGAGGAATTGCAAGAACAACCAGGATATTAGTTTCAACAATCCCGCGTGTGTACAACAAAGAACGACAAATGCGGATATTGGGGGAGGATGGATCTGTCGATGTTAAGACAATCAACCAACCGGTATTTGATCAACAAAGCCATAAGATGGTTATAGTTAATGATCA